TGGTTTACACTTTTTTTCATCATAACAATAATAATAACCAGATTTACACTTTTTCATTTTTGTTACTCTTACCAGTATTATTTAGAAATTGTTGTTTCAGCATTTTTGAAAGATCGGATGTTGAACCCACAAACAAAGCATTATTTGTAACATTATTTGTAGTTTTTGCTTTATCTTCATCCACTTCTTTAACTTTTTTTTGTAGATCCATTAATTTATCAGTGCTGTCTGCGACACTTTTAATCAATTGACCTGCAACTTCATATGCTCTTGGACTTGCTGTTTCACCAGCAACTTCCATGATACCATTTATTGCTTCCTGTCCTTTTTCAATTAAGGAATACAATTGCCCTCTAGTATAATCGTAATCTTTTTCAATGTCATTTGATTTGGATAATTGATCTTTTTTAGATGCTATTGGTTGAATATCAACCTCAGTGGTTGTATTCAGTGCCTTTTCAATGCTGTCGTAATTATTATCAGACATGATTAAATATCCTTACCTTGTGTAGGACTATAAGATTTAGCATCAGAAAAAATTGAAGTAGTTTCACTAAATCCAAAATCATCATCGGGTCCTGCAGTAACAGGATCTGGTGTAACTGTATATCTCTGAACACGTTTTGCTGTTTTAGTATTAGTGTCAGGATAGTAATCGACCTGAACTTTTTTGATAAGACCTTCAGAGGATTCTGCAATAGGTCCGAATAAATATGTTTTTGCTGTAAAGTTTAAGGTGTATATAAGTGCTCTTCTTGTACTAAAGTCTCCCTCATAATCATCTTGAAAATTAATACTATCCAAGACAATTGGTATATCTCTTTTCTCACCAATAGATTTTACAAGATCCACTGTTAGATTGAATGATGGTTGAAAATATGGAAGTATTTGTTCTACAATTTGTAATGCATCATCATTCAGTTTAGTTAGAACATTTAATTCAAATCCAACATTGTAAGGTACAGGCATGTAAACCTTTTTCATATTGGTTCCATCAGATGCTTTAAAAGTTTGTGTAACACCAGTTTTTCTTGTTGAATCATAATTAACACTTGTCATCTCAAATGACATTCTTGGTAGTGTTATTTGAACTGGTTTATTTAAATCTGCTTGTTGTTCTAATCTTGCAAGAAATTTTTGAGAAGGACCATATGCCAATGGCACTTTCATCTCACTATATGTGTTTCCTGCAGAGTCATCATGACGAATATAAATTTGATTGAACAATGTTCCAAAAGAAACAATTGTCTTTCTCATTATTTCGTGATAGTAATAAGTTCCTAACATTAAAATGTACCAAATGGATTTCCTTCTGAAAAGTCAATGATGTCATCAGCCTCACTTTCGATTTCATCACCTTTATCGTATTTATCAACAAATTCTGCTGACTCTATGTAATCCACTGTATATTGTGCTTCAGATGTTGAACCAATTGCAATATCACCAGAGACAAATGTTCCGTCCGTAGTTCCTAATTTAAGAGTAGATGTAGTTACATTCCAAGTTTTAACTCTACCTTTAGCACCTGAGATCGAACCTGTGACAAGTTCATTAAACTTATATGTTCCAATACCAGTAATTACAGGAGGAGGTGAAACTGTTGCCACACCTGTTGTTGAATCATATCCTATACCAGCATCTGATATTAATACTTGAGTAATAGTGTTAGCAGTGCTTACCACAACTCTTCCCGTTGCAGTTCCTATTCCAGATGATGGTGTTCCAAAGAATATTTCGGGTGCAGTTGGATATCCATCTCCAGCATTAGATATAATTACTTGACCTAGACCAATTCCATCTGTAACTAAATTAGCAGTGGCAGCAGCACCCACACCATAGGATGTTGAACCAATTCCTAAAATTGTAGAAGCAGCACTAACAATTGTCACTGTAGGTGTAACAGTATATCCAGCACCAGCATTTGTCAATAATATTTCTTTAATTGAATGCACACCATTCACTGATGTTGTTATTGCTACAGCAGTTGCATCAATTCCACCATCTGGAGCAGAATCAATTGAAACTGTGGGAACTTTTGTATAATCATATCCATCATTGTTTAAGATAATATTTCTAACATAACCAGATGTTGTGGTAACTCCTAGAGTTGCAGTTGACCCAATAGAAATTAACTTTAATGAAGTAATATATCCTTGATCAACAAGAGTATCATCAATTTCCTCAGTAACTCCACTAATTTGATCCCATCCACCAACTTCATCTTGAAGTTCAAAGAGTTCACATCTAAGTTCATAAACATAATTCTTACCTAACTGGTAGAAAGGTTGCTCATGTTCTACAAATTTAATTTCAAAAAGTCTTTGTCCTAAAGGAAAAAATATGAGATCTCCCTCACTAGGTCTGGTTGAAACTTCAATTTGATCTTCTGGTAATGCATCTAAAAATGGTGCAATAAAATCTTCAAATCTTTCTTTTGATATTGTTAAAATAACTTCATCTTTCAAACTCATTCCAAATTTAGTCATTACATCACCAGCACCACCATATCCTTCATAAGTATTGACATATGCTTCGATTGCAAAATTATCAACAAAAGAGGAAGATTCAAGTTCTGTAAAAATATTATCTTTATTAACTATTCTTCTAGGTAAATATGCAACTTCAACACCATAAATTTGGAGTTGTTCATTTATAAGACTTTGTATAAGTCTTTGCTCACTTTGTGATCCTTGAAGGAAAAAGGGATTTAATGCCATTATTCACTATCCTATAAAATCAAAAGGTGGTAACTCATATTCCTGAGACATCCTTTCTTTAATTGTATCTAATTCTCTTTGACCATCTTCATATATTTCTCTTCCATTCAATTCGATTCCACCTGGAAGTTTGACTCCTTTAAATTTGATTAGATTCTGACCCCATTGACGTTTCATCAATGCTGTTAAATATTTTTTAACAAAATAATCATTATATATTTGACTGAATGAATCTGGATCAAGTGCTCTAAAACAATCAAGAACTAAGAAAGTCCCTGCCTCCTCTGCTCCCCAATCAATATCTAAATATAATCTATCTTGTCGTTGATTAAATCTTATTTGTTTATCTGTAGACAATAAGAAATCTATATCTTCTAATCGAGTTTTGACCATACTATATTGTAATAATTCAACTGAATTGAAGTAATATAGATCATTTAAAAATAACTGATATTTGATACTAAACATACTTCCAGATATTGAACTAGTATCAAATTTAAATATTTTTTCAACTCCTATGACTGATTCAGGAACTTGCAAATAATTTGAGTTTTCGTACCAATTAAAACTTGTACTTGCAATACCAACTCCATTAGTTGTAGTTGTTGTCGTTACAATACCAACTCCTGTTGTTCCAGTGGCTCTTCCTCTATCAATATCATCTTGGGTCAAAACATATTTCAAATACATTTTTTCAACACCATTGTAGTGTCTCTCGTTGAATAATTGAATAGTATCATCAACAAGATCATCAATTTGATCATCATCAATATTGATTTCTAAAACAGGTGCACCTAGTTGTCTTAAACAATATTCAACTAATTCCTGTTTAGTGGTTGGTTTTGCCATCAGAATGCACCTCCATCGATTAATTGGGCAGTTAAGGTTCCAAGTACAGTGACACCTATTCCAGTGGTGGCAAATTTCTCATTGCCATTATAATATAATTTTACATCCTCATTAACAGTAGCTTTAAGATATGGTTCACTATCATCTGCTCTTTTGAGTATGAGTGAATCACTACGAATTTTAAGATCATTCTTAGAATTTTTTATATGACTATTACCATTATTACCGCCTCCATGCCATATCTCAAGATCATCACTATCACCAAATTTTGCTCTAGCAAGATCACTAAACTCTAAATCATTTTCAGAAGCATCAAATGTTATATTCTGAGCACCAGCAGCACCCTGAAAAACTACATCAACATTATTGAATGTAGAAACACCAGTTACATTAATACCACGAGGGAATGCTGCAGCATCTGCATTAACACCTTGAAAAGATGTTGCAGTAGCAATTCCATTTATAATTATACCATCATTGGTTGTAACAAATTTTTCAGCATCATTGAAGTAAAGTCTTACACCTTCATCATCTTGAAATACTGCTGAAGTTTTTCCAGATTTTGCTTGAATAATAATATTTCCACCATCATCATTATCTACATTATTTCGAATGAATAAAGGTCCTGTATTATTATCAATGTAAGATGCAGTTCCGTTATGATACAATTCAAGATCAT